TGCCCTGCTTGATCGCATCAACCATCTGCTCATTGTCGATCTGAACCTGCATCTGCTGCACGTCGATGGACATAGGGAGCTGACGCTGAAAGAAGTCCCGGCTGATGAGCTGGTCACCACGAAGCTGCAAGAGCCCAACAATAGCTCTCGCGGGATCCTGCCCAGCCGCGAAGCCATACGTGACGTCGACCGTATAGTCGCCATCAATATCCTTCGCAGGAGTGTAGGTCTCTTCAAAGGGAGTGCCTTGTACCGTTCCACGGACTGTCTTCTTCTCCTTGGGCCACAGCTTCTCATCCATCTCAAAGCACAGTTCAATGGCATGGGCCAACGCCTCTGACAGCACTGTTTGACCTGTGGAGATAACGGTATTGAAACCGCCCATCAGGGCCTGGACTCCGCGACCGGTAATAATCGATGCGTCCACGTTGCCACTGCGGGCCTCGGGAGTTCGCGTTCCAACGCGAAGCTCCTGCTCTAGCATCTGCCCTTCCTGGAATGCAGCAGAAGGAACGTCGATGCCTACTCGCCTGATCTTGTCAGGGTTGTCGGTGCGGATAACCGCGTCATCGCCGAATGTCATCTTCTGCACGTCCCGGGGAACTGCGAGAGGTGCGCGTACTGTCTTCTCTGTAGCCTCAAGCCCGAGGAGCGCCATGCGCGCCTTGGCAAGCTGGACCCAGATAGCGTCGTCAAACGCTCCGCGAGTCTCTCGGTCATAGCCCGGCCGATAGCCTGCCGAGATGTAAACCTTCTTGAGCGGATTCTCCATGCCGCTGACCATGTACTCACCATGCTGAGGCAGGTACATGATGATCTGTTCGGCATCGCAGTACTTGACTACTTCGATCTGCCGCTCCGCCCAGCCTTGACCGCCGCTCTGGCGATCGTCGTTGGACTGAAGCACGCGCAGAAGCTGAGGAAACTTGTTGACCAGGTGAATGGCCTGCTCCACCCAGACCTTGGAGTAAGACTTAACCTTGCCGAAGAGGTCCTTCTCGATGTAAGTGCCCATAGGGTTCTCAACCCTGATATACGGACGCTTGTTCTCGAAGTCTGCCTCAACGGAGTAGATCACCATGCCGTAAGTGGTGTAGTGATCAGCAGCCGTCACTTGACGACCTGCATTCAGACCTGAACACTGAACGTAATGGTTAGCAATCTTGGTCTTCTTGCCAGAGAATTTCTTGGCCTTGTCCGTAGTCGTAATGCCGGACGAACAATTGATACTCGGCATGGCGCCCATGACTTCTGCCATGTCTCGCGCCGACGTGTCGATCAGGTTAGCAACGATCGGCTTGGGCCAGGCGTCCGGCATGGAGCCTGGCATTACCGTGTCAGTGTCTCCGGACCTGACGCTGTACACATCGTTCCAGCGGTGATCGCGCTCGGCGCTGGCACGGCGAAGAGACTCAACGCGCTTCTTGATGTCTTCGAAGGTTCTCGCCATGTCAACTCCTTTCGGTTACTTAAGCTTCTTGTCGATGCTCCGGATTCGAGTGACCATGTCGGCAAACACCGACCGGCCAGTCCAGTAGTGCCGAGGGTTCTTCGGATCATCGCTGTAGTCAGCGGCATCCTTCGGGGCTGTGAACTTGTCGGCGGAGAGGAGGTGATCCACGACCGCCTTGGCAATCTTCTCGATGTCAGCAGGGGTCACTTGGTCCTCCGGTGTAGGGTTAGCAATCTTCTTGGCTTCAGCCACGATGTCATCGAGCTGAGCAACAATCTTCGAGCCAGGACAGGATGTGTGCCCACCCCATGCGGCTCCACCAAGGGCATGGTAAGCAAGGCCCTTGTCGCCAACCTTCTTGGCGAGCTGGAGCGGAACGCCATACTGCTTGTGCGCCCACGCCAGAACCTTTGCGTTCGCAGTGATCTGCGCCTTGGTCAGTGAGTCTCCGCCTTGGCCTTCATTTTCGACCGAGAGATATGTACGGTTACCAGAACCCTGGGCCCACGCCCGGTCCTTGGTATCGACCCACTGTCGAAGTTCACCACCCTTTCCGGTACCGAAGTGCGATGAAGCCTGCGCACTCGGATTGTCAAACCACGACTGGGAACCCTCAAGGGTTCCGGCCATGATGTGCACAACGACGCCAAGAACCTGCTCCTGACCTCCCGCCGTAAAGTTGCGAACTGCGTGCCACTTGGCACTCGGGAACCGCATCAGCTACTCCATCCATCTAGGTAGTCGGCAGCCGCCCTCAGCAGGGCGGCGTTATCTCTTGCCTTGCCTAGCATGTGATTACAGTCTTCGCATAGAAGCGATCTGATGCACTTGCCGCAAGTCTTTGTTCCATGCTCCTCGGGTGGGCAGCATGCGTGATCATGATCCACCGCAAGGCGCTTAACGGTGGGCGGCTTCTTACAGATGTCGCATACTCCGCCCTGATCGGCAAGACGCTCTTCATACTGCTTGGAGGTTATGCCGTACTGGCGAACGAGCGCAAGATTACGCTCGCAAGCCTTGCATCGAAAGTGGAGTCCATCATCCCTGCGTTTACTCTTGTGAAACATGCCGGAGTCCAGGTAGTCCTTGCAGGTGCTGCAACGGCGCTTACCGTCGATCCACCATACGATCGTCTTAGGCTTGGCCACTCCTACCCCCACCATTCCTGATCGCCTTGGGCTGCCGCCGCCTGTCCGTAGTGGTCCAAGTCTATCACCATGGACTTCTGCTTATCCCGCTCGGATTGATAGGAGTTGGAGACGTGAAAGATCGATTCTATGTTGTTGACGATGTTGCGGGCTCGCCCTTCGGCAAACCAGAGCGCCATGACGGTGTCCTGCTTGGCCTTGCTCTGCGGGAACCAGGTCACTAGCTGCTCAACGAGGGCTTTGACGCCCTCGTTCTGAGATCGGTTAGGGAGGCGAATCATGCCATTCCCCTCCTTTGCCCCGTCCCACAGCATCGACATAGAGGCAACGCCAAAGTCAATGTCGTTCTTGTTGTTGCCAGTGAAGTGCTCGTACATGATGCAACCATGAGACCCAAGGAAGTTCCGAAGGTCTCGGTTCTGTGTGACCATCAAGTTCATGGCGTTGCGTTCAATTGCCCACTCGTTCACGTGGTACTTGACGGTCCACTCTTTGATCTTGTCGAACAGATCATCAGGTTTGCAGTTGGCGCGGGTCCATACGTCAAGGATCCATCGCACGCCGGACACTCGGTCCACACCCAGGATGATGGCAGCGGAGTGACCTGTGATTGCCGGGTCAAAACCGCCAATGATATACAGCCCGTCCATGCCGTTTTGTCGATGACCAGGGGCACCACGGGACATGAAGCCCGCTGCTCGCATGCCGTCGATACTAGCTGCCACCTTGTCTGGCGGGAAGATGGCATCTGCCGTTACCTGTTCCTGCTGGTAAACCATGGCCCAGTTCTGGGCAGAGGAAGTTGCCCGTCTCCTTGCGAGGGCCTTACCCGAGTGCCAGGGGTAGAGTCCTTCCTCATTCTTTTCCACCAAGCGTCTTGCTCCGAGCGACACCGGGGGTCGGTTGGTCCAGGGTGCGAGAACATGCCAGTCGTCGGGATCATCGGCAAACTCAAGTACCGCTGGCTGCGTGAGATATGTCCACGGAGATTCTTCATCCTGTCCGTACCACTCAGGCTTCTGGATCTCGGAGTAGAGTTCCACAGGCGCAAGTCTGGTCCCCACCAGGAGCAGAGTTCCGCCAGGGTAGGAGAGCCGGTTGATGACTTCTCGCTGAATCCAGTCGATCTGTTTCTCGAACTCATGGGCGTTCTTTCCCGTCACGGTGTCGTCGAGGATGATCAGGTCAGCACGGTTACCGTAGATCTGGCCGTTCATGCCGAGGGCCTGGACCGTAGGAGTGGCCTCACCCGAGTCCCGCGACTCGGCATTGACGTAGATGGCGTCAGCAGTCCAGGAGGCGCTGTTAGCATCGAAGCCCCCTTCGGGGGCGAATGCCTGCTGCAGCTTCTTGTATGCCTGATTGGCTCCGGCGAGGCGATCCTTGATCGCTCGCAGGAAGCGCTTGGCCATTTCCTGGGTCTGGGACACCAGGATGATTCGGATGTTCGGGTCCTGACAGATCCGGTAGGTCACGTAGTTGACCGTGATGGTCGTGGACTTCGAGTGTTCGGGTGGAGTGTTGACGATCACCATGCCGGGATCGCCAGGCTTGTAGACCTGGGAAGTGTGTAGATCTCGGGGCTCACGGCCCTCAAGGATGTCGTACCACTGAAGCTGATGCCAGAAGAGCTTGGTGTCCAAGTACTCTTCGCAGAACTGGGGGAACTCGGGCATCTCGGCTCGGGCCTGCGCAGCCTGCTCGGGATGCTGCATCAGCTTGATGCGATCCATGTCCCTGCGGAAGTTCTCGTCAGAGGTACGCCAGTACTGGATGGTGTTCGGATGGACCCCTAGATCGTCAGCGGCTTGACGTTGCGACAAGCCCTTCTGAAGATACTTGAGGACCGTGGCCTTGCCAGCCTTGATCTCAGGCTTGCCTTGTGAGCCGCCTTTAGGGCGGCTCTTGTGAATCTTGCCATCTTCAGTCTTGAATACCTTTGCCATCCGCCAGTCTCCTATAGGTCTGCGCATTCTGTGCTTCCGCACGAGTTGCGCGGTCCCTAGTACTGCATGGCGGAGAATGATTCCGCGTTAGCGGTACTGCCCTTAAAGTCTGCATCCACAGGCTCGCCCTCAAGGCGAGCCCTAGGTACTGTCAGTACTGTTAGTACTGTTAGTAACTCTCAAGTGACTCGCTTTGGGCTCCTCACTTGAGGAGCTTCAGTCACTCCGAGACTCTCAGTACTTATACCTTTAGGGGCTCACTAGTAGATGTACCCGACCATCCATTAGACCGGGTCGTCAGTTTACTAACTCTTTACCAACCATGACTCTCCGTAGACCGGGAGGGCCTAGTCTGGTTACTCTGCGTAGATCTGAGCCTCTGTAGACTGTGATCCATGTTACATTTCTAGTGGGTCTCACACACACACACACGGCCCCAGTTAAACATCCCCGGGTCACTCTAGGTAGCCAGGCCAGACACTCAGAGTTCTCTTGACATCAAGAGTCTTAGAGCTAAGAGATCTGTCAGTGCTCAGGTGAGCGGGCTCATGCTCAGGCGTGCAGCACTCAGAGTATGTATAGGTATACAAGGGCTCGCATACTTATAGATGTAGGCCACACTAATTAGGCAGCCTAAGGATATTGGCAGTGCTCATATGAGCTGGCAGGGCTACAGGTGTGCAGTGTTCATGGATGTGAATGGCGGATAGATAGCAGAACGCAGGCAGAACCGGCAGATCTCCTAGCATTTGCAGGCTTAGAGCCCTGTTGACCATGGTTTTGCAGGTTGGGGACTATGTCACAGTGACGATAAGGGTCAGGCTAAGCAAGCGCTCAGGCCTCTCAGCACCTCTCAGCCCACCTGAGAAAGCATGGATTCAGCTCTCTCAGCCCTACGAGTGCCAGGCAGTCTCAGTCTCAGGCCTTCAGTCCTACGGCCGAGCATCAGGCTCGGCCTTAGATCTAGTGGTTACAGCCTAAGAATCAGACATTCAGGATCTATCAGGTAGACAGACGTCTGTTCAGTAAGCCCCAGGGGCCATCGCTGCCCCTTACGGGGGGCAGCTTGCACTAGCAATCTGAAGATTCTTTTGAGGGCATCAGTGCAGGTCGGCAGGTGTTCAGTCACTCTCCGCCGAGCAAACTTCAGATTTGCTTGTAGACAGCTCTCGGCGACCCGTGGATAGTTCTGGTTGTCAGCAGGACGGCAGCAAGCAGGCCGGAGGGCATCTCAGCCGCCCGAGGCTGACACCTTGAGAACTGAACAGCTTCCCAGTGTCTGGGTGCGCCTCTAGAAGCCTTAGAGGGGTAGATACGTACGAGAAACCTTCGTGCGGTTCCCGGACTGCCCCACAGAGCCTTGTAGGGACTTGAACGGAAGCTGTAGTGGCAGGAGACGGACACGAGGTCAGTGCTATGCCGGGGGGCGCTTAGGCGTCCCTACAACAGGCAGTCAGGGCTTACATAGCCTGGCGAGACCCCCTTGACTGGGGGAGTAGGCAGGATGGGCGACCAGCCGTTCACAATCCGTTGAATGAACCCACGATCCTTTTAAACTCAACAGTGTGTCGCATACGAGCTTCGGACTCAGGTGCCCCTTGCGGGGGCACTCGAAGGCGCAGAGCCGCTCCCTACGGGTTGAGCGAAGGCGCTCTAGGTTCGTATGCATTCTCTCTCGGAGAGGGCTTCTACAGCCTCTCCGGCGCCCCTTACGGGGGGCGCCTCTCCTCTTGGTGCCTGCCAGGTCGGGAGTGCGGTAACTGAGGCTGAAACAACGGGCCAGACTTCCGCATGAACGGTTTGGATGGGCATCAGGGTGGCAGGGGAAGTTCAGACCGTCAGGTGCAGTGGCAACCTGGCGTGGATGATGATCATATGGTTGCAGCACTGTCGGAGACTGCCCGGCACACAACAAGGTGCTGATCCTCTCGACTTACTGAGATATCGCCGTTCCGATCATTGCGCGACACTTGAGCTTCCCTCTCCGCCCAATGGGCACGCACACAGCGTGCTCAGAGACCAAGGAGAGAGAACATGAAGGACATCAAGGCCATTAAGACCATCGTCCGGCTTAAGAACTCGGTCAATGGCAACCCTCGCTTTCGGTTCTACTTCACCGACGGCACGGCGGCCACCAGCTCTAGCGACCACTCGTTCTGCTATCAGGTAGGGAGCGGGGGGATGTGCGAAGGCGATGAAGTCAAGGTGGAGTACACCAGGGCCGGGCGGATCGAGAACATGGAGCCCCATGGGCCCACAAAGGACTACGTAGCCCTCTGGGTGTGCGTCGACTGCATCATGCACCACGCCAACGGCGAGTGCGATGGGTGTTACGAGGGCCACACTGAAGAGCCCCTGAGCCTCCTGGATTACACCAAGAGCACCATGGGCCATCCTCAG